CCCTGGGCACGCTACCTCGCCACCCAAATCAGACGTCGCCTACCTCCGTCAGTTTTCTGGCACAACAAAACTTCCTTGTCAGATCTGGACGATTTCGTCAAAGCCAATTGGAAGAACCGTCCCTCAACCACCGCCGATGCGACCTTTTACGATTACCACCAAGGAGCACCTGGCTTGCTATTTGAGCAAATGCTCTTCGAGACCTTCTCCATGCCCCAGCCTCTCCTGGCGGAATACATGAGGACCAAGGTGGACACTCAATGCTTCCTTGGTCACATGGCGATAATGCGTTTGACCGGAGAATGGTTCACCCTGGACGGCAACACCTACTACAACATAGCCGATTTCCTCCTTCGTCACCCTCAATGTCTGGGCCCCCTTCTCGCTTCACCCACATCTCCAGAGTTCAGGTCTCTCCTCGTTGTCGGTGACGACAGGTGCTATAACGATGTGGTCGTCGACCCGGCCGAGACTTTCCTCTTCGCCTCATCATCCCCACCACAGAAGTATGAAGTCGCACTCACCCCCTCTTTCGTCTCATTAATAGTGACCAACTACGGTGTCTTCAAGGACCCTGTAACCCTACACCTGCGGTTGCGTTACCACCAGCTTTCGGGAACACTCGATAAAGTGATCCCCTCTTACTACCTAGAACATAGTGTCGGCCTCACCACCATCCGAAACAACTATGAGAAATTGACGGAGCTCCAGGTGGAATGCTTTGACCGTAACTGTCTCATGTTCCAACGGTACCGGAAACGTATCCCCACCTTCATCCTCGGCACCGTCCAAGCCTTAAGCACCCCCCTCGCAGTGTTGATGGACCCCCGCCGTCGTCCCTTGCTACTCCGGCTCATTCGTGCCTTCTCGTCAGCAGCACCTGACCTACCTGACATCATGCTCCAGCTGCAGTCCCAGTGGACATTGGAGGAAGTTTCGCAAGTCTTTCGTTTGCTCAATCTGTACACCGTCTACAGAACCGATGAGTCCGTCCGTCTTCCAAACTTTGCTTCCGCCGTCCACCAACAACTATGAGTCGCTATACCCCGAACTCTTCCGGTCTCCCCCTGCCAGGAAGTGTCCCGGATGCCTCGGCGACCCGTCACTATTCTCTGGCCCTAACCCGCGCAGAGATGATCTCAGCGCTGCCGGCGCGGTCCACCCTATCGCGGTCACTGGTCCTGCTCACCAGCCCGTCTTCATCCTCCGACTCAGAGGACATACCTACGCCGCCTCCTCCAAGAAGGCCCTTGCCCGTAAGCTCTCTGCTGGGAGCTGTGCTGGCGCTACT